CATTTTCACGGGATGGACACTGCCGAAAACGGCATCTGTTTTAATGTACGCCAGCCAGTTCCTTTACGGGGCGGCCGTCTTCATTTTTGCTCCGGAAGGATATTTTCAAAAATGTTTTCAACTCGCCACAATGCTTGGTAAAGCTTATCGGGTACAGTGTTACAGTAAACAATGATTATTCATAGAACCTCCTATATTTTCGTGTGTACTCATAGCCTATCCACCCCTTCAAAAGTACTCGGTAAGCCCTACCAAGCATTGTGGAAGTTGATAGAAAGGCGGACAAAGTATGAAGAAAGAACCAAAAACTTCCTCTCAGCCGCCTTATCGTCCCGCATTAACAGCAGAAACACGCGAACAGCAGTGCATTGCATTGGCATACGACTTGGCGGAGCAGCGTTTACGAGATGGTACAGCAACTTCTCAGGAGGTTTGCCACTTTCTCAAGCTTGGATCACCGCGAGAAAGAGTCGAACGTGATATTCTGAATGAACAGAAGTCGAAACTGAAAGCTCAGACGAAAGCTATTGAATCACAGCAGCATTCCGAAGAGCTGTATCAGAAGGCTTTAGTGGCATTCGGACGATATGCGGGAAGAGATGCGGAGGATCAGGAAACTTATGAGGACGTATAGCGAATTATGCACAATACCAACGTTCCTTGGTCGGTACCGATATTTGCGAATAGGTGGAACAATCGGAGAAGACACATACGGCTTTGATCGATGGGTCAACCAGCGCTTTTACAAGTCTGACGAATGGCGAAACGTTAGGAATTATGTTATTTGGAGGGATACTGGAGATTCTGACTATTGCAAGGATCTTGGGTGCGAAGATCACTTCATCACGAACAACATCATCATACATCATATGAACCCTATCCGGTTAGAAGACATCCAGTATGCTACGGATATTTTGCTTAATCCCGAGTACCTGATTTCAACTCAATTAAAAACTCACAATGCTATCCATTACGGTGATGAGAATCTTTTGATAGAACCAATGCTCGTAGTGGAAAGGAAACCAAACGACATGTGTCCATGGAGGTCATAAGTATGAAGACTGCAACTATACGAAACTGTAAGACCTGCGGTGTTCGAAAAGACCCAACTGATCCAAATGAGGATGAGGTTTTAGTCGATCAGCTTAAAGAAGGAACAAAAGTGGAAGTAGATCCTGAGGACATTGTATACAACTGGCAGGGTCGAAAATTTCTTAAAGTGAAACTGACCGGCGGTAAAGAAGGATACATTTGTAGAGACTTACTTAAAGTCAAAGGAGTGCCATGATCGAAAGCATCTTAAAAGAAGTCAGAGACAATATCATCCATGATGATGAATGTACTGACTTTGATAACGAACTTATACCGTTGATCAACAGCTATCTAATGACTTTGAACCAGAACGGAATCGGAGTTGTTGGATACAGGGTTACCGGTGAAGATCAAACATGGGCCGAGTTTCTCGAGGGTAGCAAAATCCTTGAGGCAACTATCGAATATGTGAATCTGAGCGTTCGCATTGTTTTTGACCCTCCTTCAAGTTCTACAGTTCTTGCCGCCTTTCAGGCCATTCAGGCAGAATACCTGTGGCGTTTGCGACACGCGGCAGAGGAAGGAGTGTAATCAAAATGGAAAACAATGAATTATACCATTATGGAGTTCTCGGAATGCATTGGGGTGTTCGAAGAACTCCAGAGCAGTTAGGCCACCGAACCAAAAGCTATGGATCTGCTCGATCTGCTAAAGCTAGAGTTAGGGTAAACAAGAAAAAAACTGGATCAACGAAACCGTTGACTGCGGAAGAAAAAGAGGTCAAGAAAAAAGAAGCAATTAACAGTCATGATCCAAGGCAGGTATACGCTAATAAAGATCTATTTAGCGATGATGAACTGAGATCTGCTTATTCAAGATTGCTAATGGAAAAACAGATTAAAGACCTTACCCCTAAACAGAAAAATAAAGGCGCAGAATATATTGATGCGGCAATTAAATGGGGTGGAAAAGTAACAGGTCTTATCGGAACAGGTGTTGGAATCTATAACGCAGTTGAAAAAGTCGCAAAAATCATAAAACGAAAGAAAAAAGGATGATGTCATATGACTTTGTATAATGACATTGTTCCGAAATACTACGGAGAGTTCAGGGATAAGGTTCTCGCAGGAGAGATCCCAGTAAATCAAGAAGTTGCGATGGAGATGTGCCGCATCGATGATCTTATCGCCGACCCCGATATTTATTATAGTCCGGAGCCGGTTGAAGGTTGGATAGAGTATTGCGAGAACGAACTGACTTTACCAGATGGTTCCGATTTGCATATGCTAGATAGTTTCAAACTTTGGGGCGAGCAAATCTTCGGATGGTATGAATTTGTTGAAAGGCAAGTTTATGAACCAAATCCGAATGGCCATGGCGGTCATTATGTTTACAAAAGAATCCAAAAGAGATTAATTCACAAACAGTTTCTTATCGTTGGACGAGGTGCAGCGAAATCACAGTATGAGTCATACATCCAAAATTACTATTTGAATGTGGATACAAGTACCACACATCAGGTGCACACGTCTCCAACTATGAAGCAAGCAGAAGAGGTCATGGCTCCTATTAGGACTTCTATAACACGTTCCAAAGGGCCATTCTTCCAGTTTTTAACCGCTGGATCAGCCTCAAATACAACGGGATCGAAAGCAGATCGCCCTAAATTATACTCTAGCAAGGATGGTATCAGAAACAGTCTTACCGGTTCGCTACTTGAAGTGCGGGCTATGAGCATCGATAAGCTCCAGGGACTGAATAGCCGAATCAATACAGTCGATGAATGGTTGTCCGGTGATACCCGAGAAGATGTCATAGAGACATTAGAGCAGGGCGCATCTAAAAATGACGACTATCTGGTTTTAGCAGTGTCGTCAGAAGGTACTACTAGAAATGGAGTTGGCGATTCAATCAAAATGGAATTGACCAAGATACTCCGAGGAGAATACAAGAACAAACACGTATCTATCTGGTGGTATAAGCTGGATGATATTAAAGAAGTGTCTGATCCTGATATGTGGCCTAAAGCAAATCCAAACATTGGTATTACGGTGACGTATGAAACGTACCAGGATGCCGTAGAAAAAGCAGAACATTCCCCTTCATCGAGGAATGATATTTTGGCGAAACGTTTTGGGCTTCCAATGGAAGGTTTCACATATTACTTTACCTATGAAGAAACGCTGTGTAAAAATCATCGGGATTATAATGATCTACCATGCGCTTTGGGGGCGGATCTTTCTCAGGGAGATGACTTCTGTGCGTTCACTTTTCTGTTCCCATTATCGGATGGAACTTTCGGTATAAAGACACGAAACTACATTACTGAAGTTACACTTATGCGACTACGGTCCGCAATGCGTTTAAAATACGAGGAATTTATCAAAGAAGGAAGTCTCGTTATCATGCCTGGAGCAATTCTTGACATCGATCAAGTATACGACGACTTGGATAATTTTATTGTCCATGAAAGATATGATGTTCGGGCTTTTGGTTATGACCCGTATAACGCAAAAGAATTCTCAGAGCGTTGGTGCAGAGAAAATAGTCCATTCGGAGTAGAGAAAGTAATTCAGGGATCGAAGACGGAGTCCGTTCCGCTAGGTGAATTGAAGACATTGGCGGAAGAAGGTATGCTTTGGTTTGACGAATCCCTAATGAACTTCGCAATGGGTAACTGTGTCGTTATGCTAGACACAAATGGAAACAGGAAACTTATGAAACAAAAACGGGAAGCTAAGATTGATGCCGTGTCGGCAATGATGGATGCTTACGTTGCATACAAACGTTACAAGGAGGTATTCGAATGACCCTCTTTGGGAAAGGACGTTAATCAAAATGGGTTTACAAACGAGATTTAAGAATGCCTGGAATGCGTTTAACGGAAGAGACCCGACCAAAGTAGTATATCGGGATTACGGGCCCGGCTATTCCAGAAATCCATACCGAATTTCGGTTAGTAAAAGAGCCGAACGGTCAGCGGTATCCGCGGTCGTGAATAGAATCGCAGTTGATGTAGCAAGTATTGATTTGACTCATTGTAAACTGGATGAATCAGGCCGCTTTATGGAAAATATGGACAGGTCTACCTTGAATACCATCTTTCATCTCGAAGCAAATACAGATCAGAATGCGATTGACTTTATGATTGACGTTGTGGAATCAATGTTCGATGAAGGAGTCGTCGCTGTTGTTCCGGTATTGACGGAAAAAGATCCGAACGATTCTACCGGTATGAAGATTTATAGTCTTCGCACTGGAAGGATAAAAGAATGGTATCCTCAGCATATTAAAGTTGAACTGTATGATGAAAGGGATGGGAGGAGAAAAGATCTTGTCGTCCCAAAATCTAGTACGGCGATTATCCAGAATCCATTCTATGAAGTTTTTAACGAAACCAATTCTACGGTACAGAGGCTTCTCAAAAAATTGTATTTGCTGGATGTCGTAGACACACAAACCGGTTCTGGTAAATTGGATTTGTTGATTCAGTTACCTTATCCGATTCGAACAGAAGCAAAACGAAAAGAAGCAGCTCAGAGAAAAGCAGACATTGAAAACCAGATTGAAAATTCTAAACTCGGTATCGCTTATATTGACGGTACAGAGAAAGTCACACAGCTTAACAGATCAATTGAAAACAATCTGCTCAAGCAGGTAGAGTATCTACAGGATCTTATGTTTTCACAACTTGGTATTACTCAGGAAATCTTGAATGGAAATGCTAGTGAGGCAACAATGCAGAATTACTATGCTAGAATCGTCGAGCCAATTATCTCTGTTATTGCGCTCGAATACAAACGAAAGTTCCTGAGTCTTACTGCGATCGGACAGCGTCAGTCAATCGAGTTCTATCGTGATCCGTTCAAACTGGCTCCTATTGGAACTGTTGCGGAACTTTCCGATAAGATGACACGTAACGAGATTCTTACAAGCAATGAGGTTCGTCAGGGTCTTGGAATGAAACCGTCTAAAGATCCTAGTGCAGATGAACTTAGAAACAAGAATCTTTCAGAACCAGCGGGTACTAAAGAAGCTGCTTCAGGAAATCAAAATGGTTTATTGAAAGACGATCTGCAAAAACTAAGAGAGGAGATCAAAAATGGAAAAGTATGATTTTGCCGGTTATGCTACCAAAAACAATGTTCGTTGTACAGATGGCCGCGTAATTAGAAAAGGGGCTTTCTCTGACCAGAATGGAGGTCAGGTTCCACTTGTGTGGAGTCACAATCATAATTCCGTAGAGAATGTACTCGGCCATGCAATTCTTAAAGAGGACGAAAATGGCATGTATGCTTACGGATATTTTAACAATACGAAAAATGCCGAAATTGCCAGGGTATGCCTCGCTCACGGGGATTTCGATGCTCTGTCGATTTACGCGAACCAGCTCCAGGAAAAAGGAAACAACGTAATTCATGGAAATATTAAAGAAGTCAGTCTGTGCCTTGCGGGTGCTAACCCTGGTGCACTCATCGATACAATTATCGCTCATTCAGAAGACTCTGAGGAGGAGGCCGTAATGCTGATTGGAGGAAACTCTGTTGAACTCTATCATGCAGAAGAACAGACTGACAATAACCCGCCGGCTGCAGACCCGGAAACAGAAATCAAAGAGGTGATTAACTCGCTTACGCCCGAACAGCGGTCTGTCGTCGAAGGACTTATCGGTATGGCTCTTGAAACCAATATTGATGACGAGCCACATGCCAAACCAAAAGAAGGAGGAAATGAAATGAAACAGAACGTATTCGACAACGATCTGAAAGAAGACAACCAGGAGCATGTTTTAACTCATTCCCAGATGGAGGTAATCTTCAAAGATGCTAAACGTGAAGGCTCCCTGAAAGAGTCTGTTCTCAAACATGCTGACGAGTACGGTATCACAGATATCGACTGGCTTTTCCCGGATCCTAAGAACCTCAATATGCCGCCAACATTCATTAACAATCCGATTGAATGGGTTGCAACAGTAATGAGTGGCGTACACCGCTATCCATTTGCTCGGATCAAATCCATGTTTGCAGATATCCGCAGCGATGATGCAAGAGCAAAAGGATACATGAAAGGCAAATACAAGAAAGAGGAAGTATTCTCCCTGTTGAAACGTGAGACTACTCCGTGTACGATCTACAAGAAACAGAAACTCGACCGGGATGATGCCGCCGACATTATCGAGTTTGATGTTGTTGCATGGCTGAAAGCAGAGATGCGCCAGAAACTGGATGAGGAGATCGCAAGATGCATCCTTATCGGCGATGGACGTTCCAGCCTGGATGAGGATAAAGTATCTGATACGAACATCCGTCCGATTTGGACCGACGAAGATCTGTTCACTGTTAAGAAGCTGGTTTCCAGCGATGCCGGAGCTACCACTTCTCAGAAAGCGGAAGATCTCATCGATTCTGTCATCAGATCTTACAATGATTACAGAGGATCTGGCAACCCGACACTGTTCGTCGCTCAGGATGCCCTCACCGATATGCTTCTGATCAAAGATACCACCGGTCGCCGTATTTACAATTCTGTAAGTGATCTTGCTACAACCCTTATGGTTAACAAGATCGTTCCGGTTGCCCCGATGAAAGGTCAGAAACGTACAGTTGGAAGTGATACCCATGAGCTTCTTGCTCTGATGGTTAACCTGAATGACTATTATGTTGGCGCAGACAAAGGTGGCGCAGTGTCTATGTTCGAGGATTTCGACATTGACTACAACCAGCAGAAATACCTGATTGAAACAAGATGTTCGGGAGCGCTCGTTGTACCGTACAGTGCAGTTGCATTTGAGCGCAAAGCAGCGTAAGGAGGGAGTAAACGATGGGTAGTGCAGTAATTAAAGACCTGAAGAAATTCTATGAGGATGCAAATGATCAGCATGTCGGTGTTATCACCCTTTATGGGGACGCAAGCGCAAACAAAGCATATGCTGATGCTGCTAAATCGCTGGAGATGACCGAGCATACGAAAGCCTATGTTTGCCATATGGCACAGATGGGCCGCGTTGTCGTATCAATGGATTCCAAACTCTACCGCCCGGTTGAGATCGATGCTACCAATGGAAAACTTTCCGTTTTAACGGTTGCTACTGGAGCCAGCGCTCTTACTGCTACTCCACTGGTGTTGGAATTAGCGTAAGGAGAAAATCAAAATGGCTAAATTTTGCGGTATGATCGGATATGGATTGACCAACGAAAATAATTATGGCGTTTTCAAAGCAAATATCGTTGAGAAGAAAGCCAGAGGTGATATTTTACAGGATACCAGAAATTGGGAACCGGTAAGTGGTCAAATCAATGATGATCTGAAAGTTCGGAATAGAATAAGCATTGTCGGGACTCCTTACTCTCAGCAGAATTTTTCGGCCATTCGATATGTTAAATGGATGGGGGTTCGCTGGAAAGTCACATCTGTTGAGGTTTCAGCGCCCCGTCTTATTCTGACGATTGGAGGTGTATACAATGGACCAACGCCGTCAGAAACTCCATGAGTTACTTGAGACAATCGTTAAGAATGTATACTTCGAACCGCCAGAAAATAAGCTGTTGGAATATCCCTGTATTGTTTACCATAGAAACAAAGGAGATACAAGATTTGCTAATAACAAACCTTATAACTTTCACGTTCGTTATAATATGGTTCTTATGGATACAGACCCCGACAGTGAGTATTTAGAGCAGCTGGCTTCTTTGCCAGAATGCGAATACACAAATCATTATACAACAGATGGTGTCTGTCATGACGCATTCAACATTTATTATTGAAAAGGAGGATATACAAATGGCAGCAGTACCTTTAGTATGGGATCAGACCGGTGAGAGAGAATTTGAAACCGGTACTTCCAAAGGCGTATTATTCTTACAGACTGAAGCAGATACGGATGGTGGGTATTCCAACGCAGTAGCATGGAATGGTCTTACCGGTGTTACACTCAGTCCTTCGGGTGCAGAGGAATCCGCTTTTTACGCAGACAATATTAAATATGCAGCTCTTCGTTCCGCAGAAACATTTGGTTTCACTATCGAAGCATTCCAGTGTCCGAGAGAGTTCTATCCGTGTGATGGTTCCGCCGAAGTAGTGGCAGGAGCATATGTAGGACAGCAGGAACGTATCCCGTTCGGATTCTGTTATCGCAGCGAAATCGGCAATGATACCGCTACGAAATCCGATGATGGATACAAACTTCATATCATTTATGGTGCAACAGCTTCCCCATCCGAGAGAGCATATGCCACTATCAATGAATCTCCGGATGCAATGACACTTTCCTGGGAATGCTCTACCACTCCGGTATCAGTAGCCGGCTACAAAGCATTCAGCGAGATTACAATCGATTCGACCAAGATCGACGCAGCAGTTCTCACCAAGATCGAGGAAACTCTCTATGGAAAAGAGTCAACCGCTGGTAAACTTCCGTCCCCGGCAGCAATGGTTACTTTACTCAAGACAAAAGTCGGAGTTTGACGAAACAGCAATAAACTGAATCATTCCAAATAATAACAACGTTTTGCCCCACCAGGGTCTATGAGGGTCAACCTGGTGGGGTGTATAAAAAAAAAGGAGATATGGCTATGTTAGTAAAAAAGATTAAATACACAGATTTCAATGGTAATGAAAGAGAGGAATCGTTTTACTTCCATTACAGCAAGGCACAGATCGTTGAAATGCAGTTTTCCTTTGGAGGAGGTATGGAAGAGTTTCTGAAACGTATCGTCGATACTCAGGATATGAAAGCCTTATTCCAGTATTTCAAAGAATTTGTTCTGGGCGCTGTAGGCGTTAAGTCTGATGACGGTAAACGATTCATTAAGAATAAAGAGATTTCCGATGCTTTTGAGCAGTCCAATGCATATGAGCAGCTGATTATGGAGTTGCTTGGATTCGAGAATCCAACAGAGAATGCAAACGCTGCTGCCGATTTCGTCCTGGCCGTACTCCCTGCTGAGTATACCAAAATCATGCAGGAAGAGTATGATAAACACCCTGAACTCAACCCGGCCGCGTCCGCAATGATGCCGGTATAATAAGAGAGGTTCAGCTATGCTTACAATAACAATCCCGCCGACTGAACTTTACAGCGATATAACCGGTTTTATTACGGTAAAAGGACAAACACTACGCTTGGAGCATAGCTTACGATCACTTTCCCTTTGGGAATCAAAATGGAAAGTTAACTATCTTAATAATCCAAATAAATCGAAAGAGGCTGATTTGGATTATGTAAGATGTATGACAATTGGTTGGGAGTCAGTGGATCCGAATGTATACAAATGTTTGACGACGGGGCAATTAGCCCGTATTCAGCAGTATATAAACGATCCAATGACTGCCACTACCATTTCACAGTATGGGCCTAAGAAAAAGAGTCCACGTAAGAAACTTACGAGTGAGCAAATATACAGTTATATGGTTCAGCTCCATATTCCATTTGAAGCGGATAAATGGCATCTTAATCGATTACTAACTTTAATCGAAGTATGCGGTGTTAGTCAATCATCTAACAACAAAATGAGCAAGAAAGATGCAGCGAGAACTCAGAGAGAAATAAATGAAGCTAGATTAGCGGCAAAACAACAAAAGCATGGATAGGAGGTTTTTATGGTAATTAATGATGTAAGGTCTCTTAGCAGACCGTATATTCCGGCTTGGGGTAATGCTGAACAGTTTATCGCTGTACATTATCTCGGGGTTGCCGGGCAGAACAATAAGATTAATTCCGATGGATGCGGGGCACATTTTTACATTTATTGGGATGGAACAAAATTCCAGGCGGCAGATCTTAATGCTATTCTTTGGCAGGTAGGAACTGCGGGCTATTATACGCAGAAGCATCCTTACGCTAGAAATTCCAACACTGTCGGCATTGAAATTTGTCCGAAATGCGACGGAACTGGCAAATACGCAGAAGATCCGAAATGGTATTTTACGAAAGAATCACAGGAATCATGTGTTGAACTCGTACAGTATCTTATGAAAGTGATGAAAGTCGGACCTGACCATGTTCTTCGCCATTTCGACATTGTAAATAAATACTGCCCAGCTCCATATGTCACAAACAATAAATACAGAACAAGCTGGACCTGGGATGAGTTCAAGGCAAAAATTTCTCAGAGCAGCGGCGGAACATTGAAACCTTCCAAAACAGACAATGTTGCTATCAATGTTGAAGTATATTACGTTAAAAACGGAGAAACATTGTCCAATATTGCTAAGAGAATGGGAACCACTGTTTCTATCTTAGCGAAATACAACGGAATTTCAAATCCCGACATGATCGGTATCGGTCAGGCAATTAAAAACCCGAATAAAGCGGCAACAGCGAAAAGTTATGAGTTCCTTCCAGAGTCAGTATCTTCTGGATCGAAAGGGATTTCGGTTCTTTTACTCCAGGAGATTCTTAAAGCCCGCGGAATGTATTCCGGAGCTCTCGACAGAGATGCTGGAACTGGCACAGTAAATGCTATTAACGCTTATCAGAGTCTGCGCCGTACCCAGGGTAAAGAAATCGGAACAAATGGACATAATGATGGAGTATGCGGGAAAGGCATGTGGGAAGATCTCCTGGCATTACCGAAATCCGGAAGCAAATTCAGCGTAAGTCCAGTTTCTGGAGAATCTGATGGGACAAATGTTCTTTTACTCCAGGAGATTCTTAAAGCCCGCGGAATGTATTCCGGAGCTCTCGACAGAGATTATGGCCCGATTCTTATGAATGGAATCAATGCATATCAGAAACTCCGAATGGCACAGGGTAAGAAAATCGGAAATGGAGTTGGCGATGGCATCTGTGATGTAGATATGTGGAAAGATCTGATCGCGATGTAACCAAAAAAAGCGAGGAAAAATCAAAATGATATTTTTTGATAGTAAGGGCGGTCTACCAAAAACTGGAAGATTTCTTAATTTCCTGCTGAATTGGGATTTCAAAAGAAATCTTGCAAAGTATGGTCAGTTAGGCGTAGACGCCCTTGCCTCAGCTACGCCTAAAGATACTGGAAAGACCGCAAATTCATGGAGTTATGAAATAACTAAAGATCAAGGAAAATATACCATCTATTGGAAAAATACAAACATTAATGATGGTATACCGATAGCTATAATAATACAATACGGACATGGCACAAGAAACGGCGGGTATGTACAAGGCAGAGATTATATTAATCCAGCCTTGCAACCTATATTTGATCAAATCGCGGAAGATGCATGGAATGAGGTGAGAAGAGCATGAGCAACATTGAAGAACGAGTTGTTAAGATGCAATTCGATAATTCACAATTCGAAAGACGAGTTAAGACAACAATCAATTCATTAAACGACTTAAAAAAGGCCTCCAATCTAAAGGGGGCAGCCGCTGGCATGGAAGAATTGCAGAGAGTCGCGAATGCTTTTTCTCTTGCCAAAATCTCAACAGGAGTTGAGTCGCTCCAGAAGAGATTCTCCACATTTGGTATTGTTGGAATGAGGGTTATCCAAAATGTGACGGATTCTCTGATGAACTTAACAAAAAAAGCTGCTGGTTTTGTCACGGGAGGTATTCTCACAGGAGGTAAAAACAGAGCGTTCAATCTTGAGAATGCCCACTTCCAGTTGTTAGGTTTGCTTAAAGACGAACAGGCCGTAGCAGATGTAATGAAGAACGTGTCGGATTCAGTTGACGGTACAGCATATAGTTTGGATGCGGCAGCTACGGTTGCTTCACAGTTGGCCGCCTCTGGTATGCGAGCTGGTGACCAGATGTTTTCATCGCTTCGAGCAGTTGCTGGTGTTGCTGCTATGACGAACAGCGAATATTCCGACATTGGTCGAATCTTCACTCAGGTAGCTGGACAGGGTAAACTGATGGGAGATCAGCTTCTTCAGCTTTCTGGTAGAGGAATGAACGCTGCAGCTACTCTCGCTGACTATCTAACGAGAGTTGGGAATGGAGCGCAAGTTACAGAAGCAGAAGTCCGGGAGATGGTATCGGACGGAAAGATTGATTTTGCTACATTCGCTGCCGCAATGGATGATGCATTCGGCGAACATGCAAAGAAGGCAAATGAAACTTTTTCTGGAGCATTATCCAACATTCGAGCAGCGTTGGGAAGAATTGGTGCAATGTTCTATTCACCATTAATTGTCCAGAACGGTGCTTTAGTTCAGATGTTCAATGCAATCCGAGTTAAGATCAATGACGTTAAAAAAGCGTTAGAACCGTTCGCTGCATTTGTCACAAATAATATAATCAAAATGGCTGAAAGAGCGGCAAAAGCCATTGCTGCTTTTGATATACAAAAACCTATCGCTGCCTTCAAAAAACTCAATGATGGAATCGGAAGTGTAGGAGATAAATTCAAAATTATATTTTCGAAATCCAACGCTTGGAATGTGTTTAACAAATTCCTTGAAAAAGCAGGAGTCTCGGCCGATTCATTTAAGAATAAACTTTTGGAAGTAGCGAAAGCCGAAGGAACTGTACGTTTTACTCAGATTCAAAATTTACTGAAAATGTTAGGAGGAGTAGAAAACCTATTCAACTCCGGCCGTCTTAGAAAATCTGAAATTATAGAAGTTTTCAAACGATTAGCAGATGATGCGGATAAAGCAGGAAGAGCTGTCGAAATCACCACAGAGAGTCTCGAGCATTTTCAAGCAATGACCATCGATGTTATTCGAGGAAATTGGGGTAATGGCGAAGAACGCATTCGAAGACTTACAGAAGCAGGGGAAGACCAAGTAGCAATTCAAAAACTCGTGAATAAAGTATGGGAACGAAATGGTCAAACTTGGGACGATTGTGCAATATCCATGGATGATTTAACTGAAGTTATAGGAAATCTTTCGGATTCAGAGTTAGAAAGCGCTGGATATACAGAAGATCAGGTAAAAATACTTAGAGAACTTGCTGACCAGGCAAAAAAGACTGGAACTCCATTATCAGATCTGTTGGAGCAGATGAAAAAACCAACCACCACAGAATTAATTTTCGATTCTGCAAGAAGAGCTGTTCAAAGTTTAATGACCATATTTGACTCTGCTAAAACGGCATTTTTTGATGTGTTTGGTTCATTTAAAATTACTCCAAAACAGATTTATAGTTTTGCAGAGGCGGTTAATGATTTTTCAAAACGTTTGGTTATAACAGAAAATGCGGCAGATAAGATAACAAGAGCATTTAAAGGAGTATTTACTATAGTAAAAATGCTAGCGACTTTTATCGGTGGAGTCGGAAAAGTAGCGTTTGCGTTAATCACAGATGCAATTGAGTTAGCAGTAAAAATACTATTAATCTTTACTTCCGGAGCTGGGGATGCAATTGTTGCAGTTGATAAATTCGGAGAAAAGAACAAATGGTTTAAGAATATTGTGAATAAACTGGTATCGGCGATACATTCTGTTACCGAAACGGTAAGCGAATATATTGACAAATTTGATGAATGGGCCACAAAAAACGAGGTAATTCAAAAGTCTATTCAGTTCATTAAAGATGCCATTGATAAAGGCAAAGAATCAATAAAAGACTGGTATAAAACGCTTTCTGAAAATGCCAAGTTTAAATCCTTCATGGACACCTTACCGAAAATCATAGAGTACCTCCCTGGAGCAATAAAAGCTATGGCGGCTATTATTGTTGAAGCTTCTTCTGGTATTTTTGATGCGGTATCAAAATGGTTCGATAAGTTCATGGATATACCAAAAATCCAGCAAACGTTGGAAGTATTTAAGAAATATTTCGGGCCATTTGCGGATTTCTTTAAAGAACGTTTCGATACACTCAAAGACAACGGCGGAAAATTTCTTGATTTATTGAAAGAAGTTGGTTCATGGTCTTTCGATGAAGCTAGAGAACACGTTAAGAAGTTCGCCTCGATTATTTATGATAATTTGGACGGGATCAAATCAAAGCTGTCAGATTTCGCAGGATTTATTAAGAATAATGTAAGCATACCAAAACTCTTAGCTCTATTCCTTGGAGTTGGAATTTACAAAGACATTAAACAGATAACTCGAATTCCAAAAGGAATTGGTGGTACCATTGGCGCTTTAACAGGTGTATTTAAAAGTATATCTGGGTTATTTAACGAAGTTTCTGAGACACTAAAGTACAAAAAGAAAGTCAATATGTTTAAAGAAATTGCCGGATCAGTGGCATTATTGGCGGGATCTATCGCTCTTCTAGCAAGTTATCCTGTCGAAAAAATAAAAACTGCGGCTACCATTTTAGGTATCGTGAGTGGTGCTATGTTCGGTTTTGGAATGTTGCTATCTGTTTTAGAAAAAACAAAAGGATTCAAAATTTCTGACATGACAAACCTTAATTCTATGATGAAACCGCTTATAACATTAGCGGCTTCAATTTGGATTTTTGGGCAAGCCATGGAAAAATTGACAGAAATTGATTGGACAAATATCAATAGTATACTGGCAGTTGGAGTAATTGCTGTTCTTGAAGGTTTCACTACATTATTTTCCTATTTATCAAAACTAGGAGGTGGAGCTTCCGGAATAAGTGCTCTTACAATGGTTAGTTTAGCAGCATCAGTCATTATTTTAGCCAAAGCTGTCGATGAAATTTCAAAATTACACATTAGCAAAAACACTGTAGCGAAAACAGGATTTATTTTAGCTGTAGTTGAAATACTAGCGTTAATTTCTAAAACACAAACTAAGATGGGAAGCTTTGGCTTAGGAATGATTTCTATGGCTGGGTCGATTTATGTCCTCGTGAAAGTTATGAACGAGATTTCAAAAATGGATGTTAAAAGTCTCAGAGCTAATGCCGAAGTGATAGGATATATCGTAGGTTTAATGATTAGTATGGCACTGGATGCAAGACTTGCGGGACCAAATGCTGCTAAAGCCGGAACTGGAATACTTCTTATGTCGGCATCTGTAGTTGTCATAACTGAAGCTCTTAAAATGATTTCCAAATTGGATGCAGGTTCAATTGAAAACGGTCTTGAAGTTATAGTCACGACATTCGGAATGTTTGCAATTATTATCGGAACGAGCAAACTAGCAGGTGATAAAATTTCCAAAGTTGGCACTATGGCTTTAAAGATGTCCACCGCAATTGCTATCATTTCAGCATCGGTTATTGCGCTTTCGAGTGTCGATCAAAATGATATACGAAAAGCGGAAGGAGTTATAACTCATATCGGAATCCTTATGGCTACGATGGTCGGAGTGTCAAAACTTGGAGGAAACAAGAACAGCTTGCAAATTTTGGCATTGGCAGCCGCGATTTCAGCCTTAGGTGGAATTGTTATTGCATTGAGTTTGATTAATCGAGATAAGCTTCGCCAGGCAGAAGAATCAATAATTGTAATTGCCGCTGTAATTGCAGCACTTGTTACAATTCCGGTTAATGCCTCGCCGAGCAAAATAGTAAAGACGATTGCAGTGTTGGGACTAATGATTGTAGCGATGGGATCTATTTCGTTATTATTATGGGGACTATCCAAACTTGACGTAAAAGCGAATTTAGCCAACGCCACAGCATTAAGTGAATTACTCTTGGCTATCACAGCTGCTATGGGAGTATTACAGTTCGTCTCGATTGAAAGTGCAGGCAAAGCTATCGCAGACATTGCTGTATTTTTAGGCGGTTCGGTATCTATATTAACAATTGCCGGATGCTTGGCGAAGATTGCAGGTTTTAAATCGACGATCAATGATGGAATTGGCGTATTACAAGATATCGGTCGAGGAATAGGCAACTTCATAGGAGGATTGGTTGGTGGAACTGCTGAAGGACTAACGGCATCTCTGCCGGGAATCGCCTCTAACTTGACTGCATTTATGGATAACATTCAGGGATTCTTAAACGGAGCAAAACAGATAGACGAGAGTGTTGTGAACGGAGTTGCTAATCTTTCCGAAGCAATTCTCAGTTTGACAAAAGCGACATTTATGGACGCTTTAACGTCATTTTTCACCGGAAGTTGGATTACTGGAAATGATGCCCTTGGTCGATTCGGAAATAGTTTGGCAACATTTGGAAAATCACTGAAAAAATATTCCGATTCAGTAGAAGGGGTGAACGTATCTGCTATTGATAACTCTGCCAAAGCATCGAACTCGCTTATAGAAGTTCTTCAAACAATCCCGAAAGTTGGTGGATTGGCACAGGCAATCTTTGGCGAGAAATCTTGGGATACTCTTTCTACAGGTCTAGCTACATTTGGCCGTGTGTTAAAAGGGTATTCAATTATAGTAGCCGATATAGACGCCGATGCAGTAATCAGAAGCGTTCCAGCAGGTAAAGCATTGTCGGATCTATTATCAGGACTTTCTCCGGCAGGAGGTTTAGTGCAGAGTGTATTCGGATCGAAGTCTTGGCCGACTCTAACAACAGGGCTTGTTCCATTTGGCCGTGTGTTAAAAGCCTATGCCTCGATCGTAGAAGACATGAATATCGAAGCTGTGCAAAACTCAGTACGAGCAGGTCAAGCGCTCAGCGATTTGCTCGGAACTTTGCAGAACGCAGGAGGTTTAGTGCAGAGTGTATTCGGATCTAAATCTTGGTCAACTCTAACTACTGGACTTGGCACTCTTGGGGATGCACTTGTTAGTTACAGTGGTAAAGTGGTCAATATAAATCTCGAAGCTATCACTAATTCCGTTTCCGCTGCGAATACAATCAAAATGGTTTTGGATACTCTAAATGTCATGAAAGATAAAACGGTAGAAGACATTTGTTACAATATCGGACTTATGGGTGGATACCTTAATACGTACGGACAGAACATCTCGTCAATTGATACCGAACAGATGCATAATGTATCTGAGAAACTAAGAGAACTGGGACAGGTTGTAAATTACATCAATAGTGTAAATTATGATAATCTCGAAGGATTTGGTTCTGCTATCAAGAATTTTGCCAAGAGTGGCATCACAAAATTTGTAGACTTTACGTCTACGGATCAGGCCACCATCACAGAATACGGAAAGAAGATCGTTAAAGCAATGATCTCTGGAGTTACTTCAATGAAAACGGGTTCGGATAAATCAGCAAGGGATATTATTACTTCATTTATGAATACGATGTCCAATACGATTAATGCAACCCGCGGAAGAGTTACGTCAGCATTAACTCAGGCTCTTAGCTCGATTTGTACTCAGGGAGCTAACAAAGTACGTTCCTTTAATGGAATATATTACCAGGCCGGAAGAAATTTAGGCCTTCAGCTTGCAAACGGCATTAGAACCACAATTGGAATTAGTTCTAGTGCAGTCGCAGCGGCTTGCTCTAGTGCGGCAATTACTGCTAGAGGGTATTATGGATCATTCTACTCGGCAGGTGTTTATGTAGCATCTGGATTTGCGGCAGGTATTACAGCAAACACATATGCGGCACAGGCTAGAGCGGCGGCTATGGCTTCGGCGGCAGCTTCGGCGGCAAGAAGAGCTTTACAGATTGCATCTCCTTCGAAAGTATTCTATTCAATCGGTAATTTTGCAGGAATGGGTCTAGTAAATGCTCTAATTGATTGGAGTTCGAAAGCGTTCTCTGCCGGTGAACAGATGGCAAAATCATCAATGGAGGGTGTACAAGGTCTTGGCGATCTTCTCGCGAGTATAATCGCCGAAGATGTCGATGTCGCTCCGACCATTACACCGGTAATCGATCTTACAAATGTAACAAGCGGTTTAGCTACAATGGATTCGATGTTTGGAGCTCGGCAGATTTCTCTAAATTCGGATACTTCCAATCGTCTCGGAAGTGGTATCCAGACATTAAATCAAAATGGAATTACGATCGGAAAAGTTGGGGATAATAGTGATGTTGTTTCTAGTATCCGAAACCTTACCGATCGAGTAGACAAACTTGGTGCCTCTATGACACGTATGCAAGTTGTTCTTGACACAGGTGCTACGGTGGGTGCTATCGCTCCATCTATGGATAGACAACTCGGAAGAATGGAGGCGTACAAAGAAAGGGGTATTTGATGCAACATGTAGATCATTCAATCACATTTATAGATCCCCTCAAAACAACGGGTGGAACTAAAAACACTTGGGATGATTGGCATCTCATACCCACATCCCGACCAGTCTTTAATCCTCCAGAGATGAAGACTATGACGGTGGATATTCCCGGTGGATACGGGGCCTTGGATATGTCTGAGGCCCTGACGGGTTATCCATTATACAAAAACAGAACTGGTGATATCGAATTCGCAGTTCATAACGATTTCGGAAACTGGGCAGATCGTTATTCCGAGATCATGAATTTTATCCACGGTAAGAACATGAAAGCAATTTTGGAGGATGATCCTGATTATTACTATTATGGTCGTTTCTCCGTTAATGAATGGAAATCAGGTAGTTGGTATTCTAAGATCACTTTAGAATACGATGTCAAACCATTTAAGTTAGATCAGATATCTTCGACCGATGAATGGCTTTGGGATCCGTTTAATTTCGAAACTGGAATTATTAGGTATGCTAAGGGAATTTCGGTTGAGGGTTCTTACACACTTAAGATTCTTAGCATGAGAATACACGTTTGTCCTACGATCGACGTTTCTCTCACAGGAAACAACACTATGAAAGTTTCATATGCTGGAACCACTTACAATCTTTCAAACGGAAAAAATGTTATTCCTGCCATTGTTACCGGGGAAAAAGACATTAGTTTGGTTTTTACAGGAACTGGCAAAGTCACAGTTGATTACAGAGGAGGTAGCTTATAATGTATGAGATTTATACAGATGGCAATAAACTGATCTACTCTCCGAGAGCAGTAGATTCAGGATACATCGCTACTTCCGCCAAAATTACTTATGAGGTAAACAAAGCTGGAACTTTGATATTCACCATTCCCGCTTCGAATCCGATGTACAGTAACTTAGCGAAACTGAAAAGTACGATTTATGTATACCTCAAAACAAATCAAAATGGAGTTGAAACAACTACTGAAATTTGGAGAGGGCGTATTTTAGATTCTACTCGAGATTTCTATAACAACAAAAAGATTACTTGTGAAGGTGAGTTAGCTTTCTTAAATGATGGCATTCTTTCCCCTTACGATTATACAACCGGCGGTATCGGAATTTCGTCGTATATCGAGATGATTCTGAATACTTATAACAGCCAGTGCAGCGAAAATCGAAAAATTTACCTAGGAAACATCCAATTTACTGGAACAATTTACAGAGGTTCAGAGTATTACGTAAACTGTTTATCAGAGCTTACAGATAAAGTTACAGATAACGAAAATGTTGGAGGATATTTAAACATTCGGCATGGCGCCGATGGAAAGTCTTATTTGGATCTTCATTCGGAATCTATCAGCGAATCATCTCAGAAGATCGAGTTCGGAAGAAACATGTTAGACTTCGAGGAGTACGTTGATGCTTCTTCTGTATTTACGTATCTTATTCCGTTAGGGGCTAGAGATGAATCTACAGATAAACCAATTGATATCACATCAGTCAATGGAGGAAAGAATTACGTAATGTCAGAAACAGGAGTTGCTCTTTATGGTAACATTTACCGAACTTATACCTGGGATGACGTCACAATTCCGAGCAACTTGTTAACGAAAGCTAAGAAGTTACTTGCTGACTCTATCGCTGAAGCTACAACTCTTACTATTCCGGCAGTTGATATGCATTTATTGGATGTTACTGTTGAAAAGATCAGCATTGGTAATAAAGTACGGGTTCAGTCTATTCCTCATAATATTGACGAAGACTTTGTTTGCACCAAGATTGTTCTTGATCTGTTAGCTCCAGATCAATCGGAATACACATTTGGTCTTGAACTTTCATCGAGCAGTTCCAACCATGTAAATTCGATTAAAGATCAGGAAAAGAAATTAATTGAAACAAATGACCGATGGAAGAATGCCGTAAAAAACGTCACACAGATGATGACCGGTTCGAACGGTGGTTATAAGATCACAGAATATGACGAAAATGGAAAATGGCTTCGAGATCTGTATATGGATACTGATAACAAAGAAACGGCCACAAACATTATGCAAGTCAATATGAATGGTATTGGGTTCAGTCAAAATGGTTACGATGGTCCTTACGAATCAGCTTGGACAATTGATGGTGGTTTCGTGGCAAACTGGATTACTGCCGGAGAAATGTCTGCAAATCGTATTCATGGAGGAGAAATTCTTTCAACTAACTACGATGCTACGACTGGCACAGGTATGCGCATAGACCTCGATAATGCTCGTATTGATACTCAGGAATTATATGTAGATGATTATATTCAGTATAATGCAAATGGATTGACAGAAGGAGATACAAATCCAATTAAATTATATTTGGCAGGTTTTCAAATAAAACATGCTACTGTGTATGGAGAGCCTGCTGAATATTGGGAAACTAAAGAGTCTCAGGAAAATGGAATTGGAGCTTATGGACCATGGGTTGTTTGGGGTGGTTGGAACGGCCAAGGAGCATTCAATAAAGACAACTACAATTTTGTGGTAACTGAGGATGGCGACTGTAAGGCAATGAGTTGGACTACGGGATCAAAAGCAGAATTTAAAGAGGATATCAAAGAATATGAAGATGGTGCTTTGAATAAAGTTCTTGATTCTACTGTATATCGATATAAACTTAAGAAACACGGGAAAGACACAGATGGACGGCATATTGGATTTGTCATTGGAAGCGGATACAATGTTACTCCTGATTTGCTTGATTATCAAAAGAGTTCGGTCGATATGTATTCGGCTATTGGAATTGCATACAAAGCCATCCAGGAATTAAACGAACAAGTACAAAACCTGAAAGAGAGGTTAAAGAAATATGAGTGACGTTTCAGGAACCATTCAGGAAATTTCGATTGCCAAAGTAGGAAAGGAGGTTAGAACTCCAGTTTCGAATGTTATTAACGAATGCTATACGGAAGTTAGTAATGATAAAAAGAAAGAACCAGAAGTGCAACTTGCAGTTGACGAAAAAATTGCGGATGGAACTTTAAGTCGGTATGAATTATCAGATGGTGAAGTAACGAATTCCAAATACGCAAAAAAAACAATAACAAAAGAAAAACTTGGTTCTGATGTATCTGGAGGTTTAACCACTGAAACATCTAATCTATTATACGAATGTTTATCTGAAGCAACTTTTCAGGATAATGCGAATAAAGATAAGTTACTAAGTGATTTGAAAACGGCTCTAAAACTGGGAGGATGATTGCATATGAGTGATACAATATCGACATATTTAAATAAAATAAAAAATGCTAAATATGGAAATGAAGTTCTCGAAGCTATATGCGGCGGACTAGAAGAGTGTTATAGTGATGTGACCTCTTCTAGTTTAAAATTACAAGCTTTTAAAACTGCCATTCAAGAATTAAGCGAGTCCGGGGCTTTTACCGGTTTAACTTTAGGAGATGGAAGCGTTACTGGTTCAAAATTAGCCGATGGGTCGGTCACAAAAAACAAACTCGATCCATCTGTAACTTTCGGTTTGGATGCGGATGCAAAAAAAGCGTTACTCGATTTGCTCGCAAAGGTAGATTACACGTCAGAAAATGGAAAACTTTTATATAGACGCTTAAAAAGTACATTAGAAATGGAAAGTTTTCAAAAAGATAAAATTCTGGAAATAGAATATTCAGCAGATGATTACACAAATAAGTATCTTACAGACAAAGTTTCCGGTCATAATTTCTCAGCAAAAAATAGTACCGATAATAAAGTAATAGTTCAATGTCGGTACTATAATACTCAGGACGCTTTTGATTTAGGAGTTGGAGCTAAAGGTTTAACAATAGTAAGTGTATGTACGAAGCATAAAGCAAACAGTCCCACATATTATGAAGAACACGCTCCACTATATTTGGATACATTTTATGATAATAATACATGGGATAATTTTGGTGTTGCATTGGATAATATATTTGCATATAGTAGAACCGATGGCTCCTATAACGGTGCTGGCTTTTTCAGTTGGAAAAATACTCCTCCAGTAATTTTTCATCAAAAACAAAAAATAGAGAAATATGTGTCAGTTCCATACACGACAATTTTATCAATCGGAATTGATGGATCGATTACAGTTTGGATAAACGGTAATAAGATAGCGGAAGGAAGCTTTCCAGATTTTAAAACTTTTTCAACAGTTACCGGTATATTTGTATATGCATCTAACAACAATGCAGACACCGGTGCTAATTTTTTTATAAAAGCTGGTAATTTCTTTAAATCGCTAATAATGTACGAGGGCGTATTTACAGATTCTGAAGCTTCAGCGGTTAACGATTTTTTTGTTCAATAGTGTCTCCAAGTGATATAATCACGATGCCATATCTTGCGTTGCAAGTCGGAGATACTATTCGCAATCTTTATGCAGTCCCTTATCCAGAATATAAAGATATGTACGTGGATATTAGCGAATCCAATGATCTTAATTTTTGGGATATCGGATCAAACAGCATAAAAGCGAAAAAAAATGGTAACACTAAAATTAAACTAGAAACCGTGGACAATATAACAAAAGAAATAGATACAGTTATTGGCCAACAAATTTACGATCCTTCAGATTTTTCGTACAACCAGAGGAGTATTTCGGATATATATATTGTAAATCCTCCTTCTATATTGACTGTTGGACAAGAGTATGCGGTCGAAGCTATCGGCATCTCTTCCTCCGGTCCATTTTGGAACGCAACGGAAGATCCTAATTCATTTACGTTTGAAACATTGACTCCAGATATATGTTCTGTTAAATTTGGTGTTGTAACGGCATTAAAAGAAGGCGAAGGAAAAATAAAAATCAAAGACCTAAATAGCGACTTATCAAAGACCATATCCATAACGGTTATGGTTCCTGATAAATGGTGGGAGAATATGGATGAATCATTAACATATTCTCCGAATGTTGTAGCGGCTTCTTATTCTGGTTTTCAAACTGCTATAAATTATGCCAAAGACAATGGATATAAAAAACTTGTTTTTCCATCGCAAGAGTATATTATAGATCCGGAAGAAAGTCCAATTTCAATTCCGTCAAATATTTGTTTGGATTTCAATGGATCTATTATCAAAATGAAAAAAGATAACCGTTTTGTGCAAAATACAACAGCCTATACTCTCTTTGATATTTCTTCAAAAGATAATGTTATTTTAATAAATGGTCATATTTATGGGGAAAATGTATGGGAATCCTCGGATGAAAATCCATATAAATACCATAATGAACATGAACTATTGATTCATATTCATGGAAATTGTACTGGATGCAAAATGATAAATATGGATGTATCATATGGTCCAGGCTTTACAGTAACAATAGAACATGAACGAACTTCTTTATGGAACATTTTTAAATTAACAGACATCGAAGCAGGAGATCTGAACGATAATGGCGAACCAATATCAGGAGATCAGGTATATAGAACGAAAAGTTATAAAGAAATAAATATCGGAGATGAAAATGGTTATGTATCATTTGGAAATTTTCAAGGATATTCTTTATACAAGCTTTATGCGAGATTAATTTCTGTGTATTGGTTCGACGAGTCCCATACTCTTTTACGAAAAGATAAATATGTTAGACAATACGCTTTTTATACGCCACCAGAAGGGGTAAAATACGTAAAGATAACAGTTAAGCAGCCTAACGCGCCAGATTATGCAGATCCCGATTTCGGTGGATTCTTGCATATGATACCATATAAACGGTGCTTTGGTACTGAGGTTATTAATTGCACGTTTAAAAGATCCGTTTCAACAGCAATTCTCGCATGGGGGGATGGGACAATCGTCGACAATTGTGTTTTTGAAGAATGCGGTTTTCTTGATCCTGCTTCCAGCATAGACTGGGAAGATTATGGATATATGCAACATTCTGTAATAGTGAGAAATTGCAAATTCATAAAAGGAAAAGCAGTCGGATCTCTCATATCAAATGCATCATCGTCCCTGGTATTTCATGACAATATATTTGATGGAGTCCCTATTGACATTAGATCTGAAACTGAATTTTTTAGAATGTATCACAATATATGCAGATCACAAATAAAATTGTCATCAAAGTATGACTCAGTTTTTGCTGGAAATATATTGTCTTCTGATCCTGTTATTGGAACTATCAATAATAATCTTCAAATTTTCAGAGCTGATAATTTTAAATTAATTGATTATAACAAAGAATTATCATTTTAAAGCAAGGAGGAATAATTTATGAACAATCAAAATGGAAATTACGGAGGGATTCCTGGTTCGACACCATATTATAACATGAATTTACCGAGTCAGAATAATGGCGTGGTGACAACACAGCAGATGCAAACTCCGGTATCTCCATTGCAGCAGTTCTCAAACTACAATCAGCCGTCCGTGAAGAGAGTTCCAGCTAGAATCATTAACGATCCAAAGGAAATCATGCCTAATGAAGTTCCTATGGATGGTTCAGTAAGTCTCTTTCCTACGGCTGATTATTCATGTGTCTACGCAAAAGCATGGAATGCCAATGGTATGATCGATACCGTAAAATACGTCCCGGAAAAACCCGAAACTCAACCTACAGTACAGTCTCAGGATGTTTTAACTGCTATTCTGGCTCGTCTCGACAACATCGAGCGAACTTTGAATAAAAGAAACAAGCCATACAACAAACCAGTTCCTAAGAAGGAGGTAGAATCTAATGCCTAACTTTAATGCTATTATTGGAACACTACTTAAGATGAACCCGCAGGTTACAAATAATCCGCGAGCTATGGAAATGCTCAATGTAATTCAGAGCGGAGATGCACAGAAAGGTGAACAGATTGCGAACAACCTTTGTCGGACTTACGGAATTTCCAAAGAGGATGCTACAAAACAGGCTGAGAATTTCTTTTCTAAAGGATTCCCAAATATGTTCGGCCGGTAGCAATCAAAATCATATACAATGCGAGATTCTAATAAAAAGACAAAGCGCGCGGTCTAATAAAAAAGAGTCTTACGTTTGTATAAATAATATCCTATAAGGAGGAAAAATATTATGTTTGGTGGAAGTGGAGCACCGTCCTTAGCCGATATCGCGGCTGTAACGGACAACAATCGTAACTGCAATGATGGTTTCGGTGGTGGTAATGGTTGGTGGGTACTGATCATTCTCTTTGCTATCTTCGGCGGATGGGGAAGAGGAGGCTACGGATGTGGTTATGGAAATGGAGATTCGGGTGGCGGATTTGCAGCTACTCAGGCGGACATCCAGAGAGGATTTGACACTCAGTCTATCATCGATAAACTGAATGGCATCAACAGTGGCCTGTGCGACGGATTCTATGCAATGAACACATCAATGCTTAATGGTTTTAACAACACCAACACAGCTATCCTGCAGGGAAATTTTGGACTTCAGCAGGCAATCAACGCAGACACCGTGGCGAACATGCAGAATACAAATGCGCTCCAGGCACAGCTGGCTGATTGCTGTTGTCAGAATAAACAGGGTCAGGCTCAGATCCAGTATCAGATGGCTACCGATACCTGTGCAATCACAACAGCAGTAAACCAGGCAGCCCAGAATATTATGCAGAACGATAACGCAAATTATCGCCAGCTTCATGATGAAATGGTTGCCAACAGACTCTCCGATAAAGACGAGACAATTAATCAGCTCAGACAGCAGTTATTTGCTTGCACTCTTAATTCCTCTCAGGCTACTCAGACAAATGAACTCATTAATACACTTCGTCCTCAGGTTAACCCGGCGTATATCGTACAGAATCCTTATGCAGGTACCGGATATTTTCCGTGCCAGCAGGCTGGATGCTGTTAGGATTTAATCAAAATGGAGGGCTGAGGGCTATGCCTTAGCTCTCCTAAAGAAGGATTTTGGAGGTGTTATAATGATTGAGTTATTAAATACGACTCAGCAGACAATTGCGGTAGGAGGTAGCGTGGTATTTGACAAGAAGGTTGTCCAGACGGGATGCTGTGAATGTCATCGTAACAATACTCCTGCAGTAAAGATGAATCAGCGTGGATATTATGAAGTAACTTTCAATGGTAATATCGGTGGAGCTACGGCAGGAACAGCAGTTCAGATCGCTTTGCAGTTAGGAGGAGCAACCCTTCCGGAGACGACTATGATTTCGGTTCCGGCAGCGGCTAACGACCTTAATAACGTATCAGCAAGCACATTCCTGGTAAACTGTTGTGACGACTACAACCGCATTACTGTTGTAAACACAGGCACCGTTCCTGTAATTGTTGGAGCGAATGCGTCGATTAAACTTAAACGAGTTTGTGGTTAGGAGGGAGATAATATGGACAGAGAAATTTGCGAAATCAAAAAAACCCTCGTAGAAGAAGTTCGTTCGGCACTTGCTAAAGGACTTTATGACGAAGACGTCCACAATCTTGGAGAAGTGGTTGACATGATTAAGGATATCAGCCAGTACGAATACTACCATTCTATTGCTAAAGCAATGGAGTCTGAAGAAGATAGCAAAGATCGGCGCCGCGGTTACTGGCCGAATCCTGATGAAAAATACTGGCTTGATATGATCGGAGGTCCAAGAGAAGTATATGATCCGATGGGATTACCAAACATGAGAATGGGTTATACCAGAGATTACGAGAGAGATCGTGATATGGACCGTCGGTATGGAAGAGAATACGACGAGTATGAACGAGCCAGAAGGCATTATACAACAACAAAAGACGTTGCCGATAAACTGGAGATGGAAGATCATGCTAAGAAACACTTGATGGATATGATGAGTTCGGTCAAGGACATTTGGCATGAAGCGTCTCCAGAACTTAGACAGCGTATGAAAGCCGATATTACGAATCTGGCCAACGAACTGAACTAAAATTAACGCGATGACAAGCTTTTCTATGAACGGATATGTTTGGCGTATCTGTTTTGTAGATCCTAAAAGCCATTATCTCATGGATCGTACCGGAAATTTACGAGTGGCTACCACTGATCCTGAAACAAGAATTATATTTTTGTCGAATGATCTATCAGGGAGTTTCTTGGAGAAAGTATTGATCCATGAGATAGGGCATTGCGCGCTATTTAGCTTTCATTTGGTTGACGATATTCATAGGATGGTCAGACCGGAATATTGGATCGAAGCTGAAGAATGGATTTGCAACTTTATAGCAGATTATGGCCAAATAATTTATTCCACGGTATACTCATATTTGGGTGTTCATGCGTGGAAAGCTATTCCTTATGAATTAGAGAGGTTAATCGCATAAGGGAGGATGTTTATGGAACCATTTATTCAATCTTTGGTTACCGTTATTTGTGCCGTTATTGCCTCTTCTGGATTCTGGACATATATACAAGCAAGGCGCGATAAAAAAGACGTAAAAACTCAGATGCTTATGGGTCTGGCTCACGATCGAATTATTGCTCTTGGAATGCAGTATATTGACCGCGGATGGATTACCCAGGATGAATACGAAAATTTAGACGTATATTTGTATAAACCGTACGAAGCGATGGGCGGAAACGGATCTGCGAAGAGAGTTATGGATGAGGTTAACCGACTGCCTATACACAAATCAACTTATGGCGTAGGAGGAACAAAAAATGAAATTTAAAAACGAAACTTATGATGTTCTCAAATGGATTGCAATGTATTTACTGCCAGCGATCGGCACTTTATACTTTGCACTTGCTTCCGTATGGGGATTGCCATATGGAGAACAAATCGTAGGAACAGTAACTGCCATCGATACATTTCTGGGTGTTATCCTGGGAATTAGTACAGCGAATTACAACAAAGATAATCCAGCGAAGTAGACTAACAAGACGAAGATTCAGTTCCATAGGATATTTTCTTGTGGCGGGCGACTGAATCTTCGTCTAATCAACAATGTATCTTCGTTTTTCGCATATTTCACAACGATTTTAATGAAAGAGAGGTATGATTATATGGATAAAAGTAAATTTGATCGTTCAACGAAAAAAAGTAAAGACCTTAACAGAAGAGCTTTTTTAGCGGAGAGTAGACCAAAGAAAGAGGTTAAAGACACATTTTATCGAAAACCTTATTCAAAAGATTGAGTCCTAACAAGGGCTCTTTCTTTTGAAATTCGCAAGCTTCACAACTACCTTAATGAAACCAATATTATCGTTTATTAAGGAGGATATAAATTATGTGTAATATGAAAAGATTGACTGAAAAATGGAAAAAAGTAGAAAAACAATTTACAAAAAATAACTATGAAAAAACAAAAGATGATCAGGAAGATGTTGATTCTTACACAAGAAAACTTTTGGATAAAAACATGAAAGAATTGGAGAAATACCGAGGGGTATAACAACCTCTCTGTATTTTCGCGAGAAATGCAATGTTTTTAATGAAAAGGAGGTATTATATATGTTCAAAGATTTATTTAATAATGATAAAAAAGTAAAAGAAGCATATGCCCAATTAGAGGAAGCATATCAGAGACTTAATGTCGCATATTTTGAAATGAGCTGTGCCGCTAAGCACAGTTTTTTTGAAAAAAACTGCTTCATGAAATCCGCTGAAAAAAACAGAGAAGAGGCTATGAAACTTTATAATCGTTCACTAAAAAAATACTGGGAGGTATGATACCATAAAAAGATTGGAGATCTAACAAGGTCTCTAGTCTTTCGCCAGATCCACAAATCCTTTAATGGAAGATAAATTATATTTTCGAAAGGAGATTAATTATGACATCAGAATTAAAGAAATTGGTGGAACTTATCGAAACATTAGAAAACAATTTGGAGAACCTCGATCCGGCATCAAAAGAATATTCGGATGTGGTGGATAATTTGAACGTCCTGTACAAATTGAAACTCGAAAACGAAAGAGTTGCTAACGAACACGCAGCTAGAACGAAAGAAATCGAAAATGAATCGATTAATCGTGAACAGCAGCGTGAAGAGCAGCATATCGATCGTAAAGTGAGAATCATTATTGCAGGCGCAGAGTTGTTTGTCCCTATCGGATTCTATACGATGTTCATGGTGATGGGATTTCACTTTGAGAAGACAGGAACGATTTGTTCGGATATTTTCAGAAACTGTATCAAAAATTTCAGACCGAGATTGTAATTGCTTCTGAGCGGGGGCTCGTGACTAACACGGGCTCTTCTGCTTTTTCGCTAAATTCACAACGATTTTAATGAAAAGGAGGTAGTTAATATGAAACAATTTTTAACGGATGACCAGAAAGAAAAATTCACTAAAGTCGTTATTAAGGAGGATATCATGGACGAAACCATAGGATTTGGTGCAGAAATGTATCGCGAAGGTTATGTAGATGGTATTGTTCAGATTTTAATAGGAGCGGCTTGTATGGGATATATTGTAAAACGACATCTGGATAAGAAAAAAGCAAAAGAACGTGCCAACTTTGATAAAGAGGAGTCCTAACAAGGACTCTCTCTTTTGTTTATGCTGAATTATATTTTATAGGAGGTTATGAATTATGAAAGAAATGACTACAGTTCAGTTAACTTGCAAATACTGTGGTGCAACTATGATTGTGGAGAAAGATCGCCCTATTATTTCCTGTCCATATTGTCATTCGACAGAAATGATCCAGGAAGGAGATGAAGTAAAAGTACAGCGAATCAAATCAGCTACAATGCGAGATATGCAAAAAGCGAAGTACGACAGAGAAAGAGAAATTGAAGAAAAGGAAGAACGCAAAGAACATGAGAAAAATTTCCTCAATAAAAGTCCGATTGGAGTTGCCAGTGGAGTTCTTTCAATATGGTCAGCAGGAGTTATTCTTAGCGGCATCGTAGATAATCATTTCCTATGGACTCTACTCGGTATTATCATGTCCGGAGGATTATACGGGGCATATAAATATGCAAGAAAACAGTATATGGAAAAAGACGAATCCTACAGTCAGAAGAAATCCGTATATTTTGCTATTGCGATTCTTGCATTGTTAATTTGGTTCAAACTTGTGGCTAATGCAGGTTTATAAAGAAAGGAGAAAATATATGAAATTATCATCAACAATCCGTATTCACGGAATTGAGTACGATTCACTGTTAAATGGAGACGGCCTTCGAGCAGTTATTTGGTTCGCTGGATGTAACCACCGGTGTCCTGGATGCCATAATCCACAAACGTGGGACCCTGCATCCGGAAGAGATATGGACTGGGATGATCTATCCGAATTGGTTAACTATCTTGAAAAGACATATTCTTCAGGAGTTACATTATCAGGAGGAGATCCTCTTTATCCAACAAACAGAACTGGTGCGGCCGGCATTGCACAATTTGTTAAACTGAATTATCCAAAGAAAACAGTTTGGATTTATACCGGATACAAATGGGAAGAAATATATTCAATGGCCTACATGGATGACGATGTCGCAGATATTTTAACTATTTGTGATGTGCTAGTTGACGGCCCATTTGTTAGAGAATTAGCAGACGTTAATTATCCATGGGCAGGAAGCACAAATCAAAGAGTCATTGATGTACGAAAGACTATGAAGCATTATGGAACTAACAAAAAAATCTATTTATGGGAGGATGGAACGCATGAAACACCAAGTAATGTTATGCCTGCGCCGAGTTGTTGCGACCTGTAATAAAAATCGTAATGGGCTTCTCACAGGAGCCGGTCTTGTAACAATGGGTATTGGATGCTATCTCTTCGTTAAAGAAACCCCTAAAGTAGAACTGCTGAAAGAGGAACTTTATCGAGCCCATCAAGATGATCCACCGTTATATGAGAAAATATTTGTTGTGATCCGTGGATACGCCCCGGCTTTTGGAATGATATTTTTGTCCGGTACCTGTTTTGTAAGTGCATCATATTACAATCAGGCTCGTATCGACAGTCTCATCGTAGCGTATGGAGCACTCAGTCATAAGTTCGCAAAGTACCGAGCTAAACTTACAGAAGATGAAGATGCCGAAATTATGGCCGAGCTTGATTCTGAACTTGCTTGGACTAAAGCTGCGCTGCAGAAGTCCCAGGAAAAAATAAAAGAACTTCAAGGAGACGTACAATTCTGGGAGCCATTTTATGGTGATTTCTTCTGGATGAAAAAAGAAGACTTAATTATGGCTATATTTAAATTGAACCAAAAATTCAGTACCGATGGATATGTCTGTCTGAATGACTTTTATGATTTGGTCGGATTGGAGGACACAAACCTCGGAATGGCTCTCGGTTGGTCGGCTGAAGCAGGTGAAGCGTTCTATGGATATTCATTCGTAGAACTCGAACCGTTAGATCATATTTGTTACAGACCGGATGGCGGCAAGTATATTCACATTCATTGGAAAAATGACCCAACCCCGGATTATTTGGAAGACTATGGATGTGAACCATTTGAGTTATGAGTTCGCAAAAAACACAACCTATTTAGTGAAGAAAGGAGGATATAACTATGAATGACAAAATCAAAGTTATCGGTTACATTTTCGTGGCTATCGGAGGTGCCATTGGCGCTGTAGCTAGTCAGGTTGTAATGGATCGAATTACGGAGAATACTGTCAAGGCTGATTTAGCTTCCAGAGATTCAGAAGAGGAGTCCTAACAAGGGCTCTCTCTTTTGTTTCTGTCGAATTATATTTTATAGCTTTGATACCAGCAAACCCTGTGCAAAACAGATTATAAAATGGGAGGATTAAATAATGATGAGTATGTTAGAATGGGCTAAAAATGAGGTAGCTATTGCAAGTAAGAGAGAAAGAGGAGATAATCACGAAGGCGAGTGGGATTACGGATGTGCTTGCTATGACAGTGCTATGAGAGCTTTTGAGAGCCTCTTAGGAGACGGTCATAGTGGCATGAGTATTGGATTTACTAAGAATATCCTTGACCGTCTGATTGATGGGAAGCCTCTTACTCCTATTGAGGATACAGAGGAAGTATGGGAAGAGACCTGTATTAATAGGCATGATGGAAGTAAAGAATATCGCTGTAAGAGAATGCGCGGCCTGTATAAGAGAATTGCTCGGGATGGATCAGTAACTTACAATGATCTTTATAGATATTACTGTACAAATGAGGAGAACCCTCATGTAAGTTGGCATAATGGTTTTGTAGCAAAGATTTATAATGAGATGTATCCGCTCACTCTTCCTTATATGCCTAACAGTAGACCGGATGTTATCGTATGCGACGAGCTTTTGACAGACCGAAAAAATGGAGATTGTGATACCTTAGCTATTTTATACATCAAGAAAGCAGACGGGGAAAGAGTTGAGGTAAATAGATACTTTAAAGAAAGCGAAGTATCATTTACAGAGATCTCTCCTGAGGAGTATAAGGAAAGACAGAGATTACAGGAGGAGCGGATCAAAAATGAAGCTGAAAAGTAACAGATTTGCAGTAATTCCGGTCATGTGCTCTCGTTGTAAAAGATATGTCTGGATGGAACCCTATAGAGCTGGAGAAACATGGAATGGGCTTGCAAATCAGTTTGTAAAGATCCGGCTCTGTAATGAGTGTGTTGGGAGATATGGAGTAGGAGGCACCGATGAGAAAAACAATAATTGATACGCCGAATTATATTTTATAGGAGGTTAAACATGTTAAAATTAAAAGATCTGAATACCGTGTTAGAACCATGCGAAAATCGTTTGGTTTATATTTATAAGAGGCATATTGGCGGACCACCACAGTTTTTTTGTCAGATCCATACTGCTTTTTACAACGATATCGACATTCGGACTCTTGCTGATATCATTTCGAATTCGGAACCGGATAAAACACCCAACGAAATTCTCGAAAGCCGAATATTTATGTGCGAGGAATGGACCATATCCGGAGAGATTCATGGGTTGAATATTATTGTACATTTGGATTCCAAGGAGGTTCATGAATGAAATTTAAAGTAGATTTTAAAGCAGGAATCAAAGTTATTCAGAGAGAACTCGTCAAACACGGCCCGGATTTACTGTTTGCCGGAGGCATCGTAACAATGGGGATGGCTGTTGGATCTGGAATCAAAGCTACCCCAAAAGTTCTCATGGCTATCGAACGAGAAGAAAAACAGAAATTCCAGGAGACTGGTAAGAGAGTGACACTGACAAAAAAAGAAAAGTTTAAAGTTGCATGGAAGTATTATGTTCCGACAGCGATCGAATTTGCAGTTGGCACAGGATGTCTTGTGGGTTCTCGACATCTCAATATCAAACGCACCGCATCATTCGCGACGGCTTATACAGTAACAAAAGAAGCTTATGATGCATACAAAGAAAGCACAAAAGAAGTAGTTGGTGAGAAAAAAGAGCAAACGATCAGAGAAACCGCCGCCGAAAAGAAAGTCCATGATCATCCTGTCACCGAATGTGATATTAGTTCTGATCCGGTTGTGACAGCACAGGGTAAATGTTTGTGTTTTGAGACATCTTTTAACAAATATTTCTACAGCACATACAATGATATCATCGCGGCACAGAATCGTTTTAACGAACTTCTCAATCAGGAACGGTATATGTCTTTGAATGAATGGTATGATATTCTGGGACCTAATCGAGTTAACGGAGGAGAAGCTGTCGGATGGAATGTTGACGACGGTCTTCTTGATATATCTATTTCGAGCTGTATTGCCGATGACGGTAGACCATGTCTTTGCGTGGATTATCTAGTCTATCCAAAAGGCGATTACAAAGATACCTATTAATTCGCATAATTTACAACTACCTTAATGAAGATAGAAAACCTATATTTTAAGGAGGATATGAATTATGGAAGAAAACAAAGAAATGATGGTTAATGAATCAGAAGAAATTCAGGCTCAGGATTATGTTGAAGAAACTGATGAAATTTCGAGCGAATTCGGAACTGGAGTTATTGTCGGTGCCGGTGTTGTAGGAGCAGCATACGGAATCTACAAGCTTGTAAAGTTCCTGAAAAACCGTAAGAAAGATCGTAAGGATCCAAGCGAACCGGTCTGTGATGCTGAGGCAACAATCATCGACGACGATGTTGATTCGAAAAAAGAATCCAAATAAGGTTTCATCCTGCTGAGGGAGTCCTAACAAGGGCTCTCTCTTTTTTATGTATGATAACTTATATTTTATAGGAGGTTGAATATGGGATTATTGATGGTTGTAGGAAGTATTATTGGCGCCACGGCAGTTGCAACGAAAGCCAAAGGAGGCCGGTGGGGAGTAATCGTTTTTTGCCTGTCGACCGCATACTTCACTTGGGCAGGAGGGATTAAGGGATGAAACCAACAAAGCAGGCTTATGTTATCGCTGGAGGAAGTTGGGCCGTTATAACTGGTGTAATTTATTGGGGATTATGCAGCGGAAAATTCAATAATATCGATTTATTCCCTATCGTTATTTTTCTGTTAAATTACATCAATTCACAGAATCCAGAGGAGGTAAATGCATGAATTATTACAAGTATGAAGGACCGATTGTTCTGATTGATTCCATGGTAGTATCCAACATTTGGTCTGCTAAAACGTGGGCCGCAACAGAAAAGAAAGCAATGAACAATTTCAAATTCCAGGCAAAGAGAGCACTCGGTCTGGTGGCAACAGCAAAAGTAAAACTTCCAGGTAAAATCACTGTCATTCAGGAAGGTTAAGAAAGGAGAGAATTATGGCTGATACGACTAACAAAAATGCCGATACCAAAACAAAACCGAAACTTGGCCCTGTTGTAAAGGGTAGCACAGAGATCAAAAAGAAAACTGGTCTCCAGAAAGTAATGAAAGATTTTCTTCCAGGGGATCTCGGACAGATGAGAAAAGATATTTACAATAAAGTAGTTATTCCGACTGTGAAAAAAAGCATTCTGGATGGAGTATCGATGCTTTTGTATGGAACAACAAGTTCGCCAAGTAATCTGGGTAAAGTAAGCCGGGTTATTTATCAGGCAGGATCCTCGATTTATCATGATGCTCAAAAACAGCCAAAGAATCAGACTCCATCTTCCAGCAGTGACTGTGCGACAATCCTGTTCGAATCAAAAGATGATGCTGATCTGGTTGTCACGACAATGCAGGCGTCTATGGATCAATACCAGAGTGTAAGCATTTCAGATTATTACGATGTAGCAGGTCATCCCGAGTTAAGTGAATTTACAGACACTCGATTCGGATGGAGAAATCTCGCAGCAACAAAAATCATCCCGGTGGACGGAGGCAAATGGAAAATCATCTTCCCGCCAGCCATTCCGTTATATTAATAAGAAAAGGAGAATGAAATTATGAAGAAATTAAATATTAAAGTTCCAGCTGGTGTAACCAGAGCATTTGGTAAAGCAACTCTTGAAATCAAAAAACACAGCCCGGAGATCCTTATGATCGCAGGAATCGGTTGTGGAATTGCGAGTACAGTTATGGCCTGCTACGCAACAACCAAAGTAGAAGAAACAATTGCAAATGAAACGGAAATGCTCGGAAAAATTCATGAGTATGAAGAAGATCCAGAAAGAGCAGAGAGAGTAGGCTACGATATCGAGAAAGATGCACCGAAAGACAAAATGGCATACTATGTTCGAATCATGGTTAAGCTCATCAAACTGTACGGACCTGCCGTCGCAACTGGCGGAATTGGAATCACTTGTATTTTGTGGGGGCACAAAATCATCAAAGGACGTAATGCGGCGCTTGCATCTGCCGCTGCGGCAATGAGCGAATCTCTCAACAAGTATCGTGAACGTGTTCGGAACGCAGTGGGTGAAGAAGCTGAAGAAGATATTTGGTATGATCGTCATGATGAGACGGTTAAAACGACTGTGAAAAATGCTGACGGAACCGAAACCGAAGTCGAAAAGACAGTGAAAAAAGAAGGTCATATTGACCATCCTACGATCAAATATTTTGACAATCGTTCTCGTGAATGGCATCATGATGTTGAGTCAAATAAATTCTTCCTCGAATGCCAGCAGCGAGTATTTACCGAAAGACTTCGCCGCAGAGGTTATATTTTCCTGAATGAAGTTCTCGAAGCACTCGACATCGAAAAAGATGCATACGGTAATCAGTTCGGCTGGGTTTTCGATCCGTCCAGAATGGACAATGACGTCGATTTCGGAATCTACGTATCTGATGATCCTGAAAACGTTGATTTCATCAATGGAATTGGCAAGAGTGTTCGTCTGCATTTCAACGTTGACGGCGATATTCTCAGCAATAACCTGTTCAGAAAGTTTGATCAGGAGCATCCGGTAGCAAAATAAATCAATTCCCCGATGGTCCTATTGAAAGATAAACGCGCGTATCGATCGATAGGACCATTATATTTTTAGGAGGTATGATTTTATGAAGATCACAAAAAAATACATTGCGGTTGGCCTCATTATTACATTAGCCTATGGATGTTCCGCTCTCAAGAACGGAGGAGTGAAAAAAGCACTTAAAGTTGTTACTTCCATTGCTGGCGTTTTCATGTATTTTGGAGGGCTGATGGAATGGTGAACAGAACAAAAATTTTAAAAATTATTTTCGCTTGCGGAGCAGCGTGCAGTATTATTATTGTGGCTGTGCTGGAAGATCAGCCTATCTTGCCTATTGTATCTGTTATGGTTGAAAATATTTCATTCCAGAAGGAGGTATGATTATGTATATTTGCAACCAGGAAGATTTACAGAAATTATCAGAGGCTTTCGGGAACGAACCGGCTGGGACTCATATTTTGGTAATTAACTCGATTCATGTGTTGACATGCGTGGACGAATACGCAAAAGAAAATGATACAACAGCCGAGGATATTATGAAACGAGTCCTTGATGGAAAACTGAATTTAATTGCAATTAATGGTATCGGTTATATTGTAAAAAATCTTGATGAGTTCAGTTAAGGAGGTTGCAAAATCATGAAAACAGTCATCGGAATGATTATCGGATTTGGTTTTTTAATGGGAATCGTTGCTGATAAAAGAACTGGGTTTAAAGCTGCTATGGCCATGGCTGGTATTTTCATGTTTATTGGGAGTGTCCAACCATAATGGCAAAAACATGCGAATGTTTCAATTAAATAAAAAAGGAGTGTTTAGAAGTGAAATTGACAAAAACAAGAATAATCATCGGTGTAGCTGCAATTGTCGGTACTGGTCTTCTTGGATGGAAAGAAAAAGGCCTTAAAACTGGATTAAAAATTGCTATGGGTATCGCTGGATGCTGCATGGGGGGATGGAGTGTGCTGGAATGGTAGATAAAAAGAAAATTGCTATATTTATCATCGAATCTGTGTTTGCCGTAGGCAGTGTTGCCATTCTGGAACTTAATGGTATAAGTCCTGCCGAAATCGTCTGCAATAATATTAAAGAAAGGATTAAAAGTGCGGAATATGAGTGGTAAAGTAATTATCAGTTTTGTTATCGGATTAGTTGCCGGCGGTGTAGCTACCTATTATGTCACAAAAAAGAAAATTCAGGAAGCAGCAGATGCGTCAGTCGAAGAGCAGGTCAAGGACATCCGAGAAAGATATAAAGAAGAACTCAAGAAAACAATGAATAAGAACATCGACGATACCATCAACAATGACCCGAATCTAAAAAAAGTGGCAGATGAAAATGGAGTGAAATTTGACGCCGCCGATTACGCTGAAGAAACTCCAAAACCGGTCCGCATGGACAAAAAAGATATTTCCAAAGAAGAAGCTCGGGCCTTTGCCGAAGAATGGGCAAAAACTCATGACGGACCAGTTTATGACGATGCAACAATTCAGCGATATGAAAAATATGCCAACGCCTATATGAGTTCCAAATACAACGGATCAGAGAATGTAATCGAAAAAGAACCGTATGTTATTTCGGCAGACCGGTATGGAGAATACGATTCATACAGTTGCATCAACCTGACATATTACGACGGCGATTGCACTCTTGCGGATTCTTCAGATACCGTAATTGAAGATATCGAGAAAGTCGTTGGAGATGCGCTTGACCACTTTGGCGACGATCCTAACGATCCAGACACGGTCTTTGTTCGAAACGAACGTTATATGACAGATTACGAAATCAATCGTGATGAGCGTTCTTATCTTGAAATGTGTGGAATTTAATTATGGAAAGGAGAATGGTAATGAAATGGAATAAACGAGGCAAAATTATTACAATCGGCCTGGTTATGGCAATTACAGGAATCGCTTCAGTTATTGGGGCAATGTTTAACTAGGAGGATATTCTATGAATTTTATTAAGGTAGCTTTAAAGATTACCATAGGAATGGGAATCGTATGCGGTATTCTTGGCGGAAAAAAATGCGGACTAAAAATGACAGCTTGTTTTGCCGGATTATTTTTATACGCAGGAGGGTTATTCGCATGACTATTAAATGCAATTTCAATGGAGCTATCATATGCAGTATCATATTTGTAGGCGGAGTAGCAGCTTTGTTTAAAGTCGGAATCGTTGATGGAATGTTCAATGATATTCCCTTCGAAGAAGTCACAACAGAATTTTTGAATTATATTTTTGCAAAAACAAAAGAAGAGAGAGAGACGATTAAATCTCGCAAAGATCGCAAAACATGTAACGGCCGCAATAATGTAGTCGTATATTTTGAAATGGAGGTAAAATAAAATGAAAAGAGACATCAACCATGATTACTTTGAGTGGATTATCTCAAAGATTGAAGACCAAAGACACTTTGGGAGAATCCCTTATTACAAACTCTTGAAAAAGCTCTATAAAACACCTTATCGCTGGATTAAAGAAATGGACTCGAACAGAGCTGCAAACGGTGTAGAAAAGCGTTGGATCTTTGCCCGTGAAAACAAAATCATTCCTGGAACTGAACCGGAGTTCTTTAGTAAGCCGTGCAGTGTACTGGAAGTTCTTTTTGATCTTGCCGGTCACATTGAAGGATATTTGCTTTGCTCCGAAGTAGAAGAGGATCGGACCCCGAAGTGGTTCTGGATGATGGTGTTAAATCTCGGCTTAGACAGTATGGATGACCGCCGGTATGACGAGGAAGAGGCATCCTGTGTTCTGGAAAACTGGATGAACAATCGATACGATCCAAATGGGCGAGGCGGTTTATTCTATATTCCAAATCTTCGTCCGGGAACTGATCTGAGAGACTACGAGTTGTGGTATCAGATGAACCTGTTCTTTACCTACTGCAATGAGTAAATAAACCGAAAGGAGAAATTGAGATGAAATGGTTGACTTTGTAAAAATAGCGTATAAAAGTCCTAAACGCGGAGTCATCGAAATCTATCCTAAATATCTAATCAATGACAGTAAAGATCTTATGACACGAGGAAGTGACTTCTACGCAGTTTGGGATGAAGATGCTCAAAAATGGTCTACAAATGAAATGGACGCTATTGGAATCATTGACCGGGAACTGGATAAATACGCTGCTGAACACCGAGATATGTTTACAAATGACAACGTTATCGTATCTCACTTATGGGATGCTGATACTGGTCAGATTGATAAATGGCATAAATTTGTCCAGAAGCAGAAAGGAGAGTCATTCCATCCTCTCGATGAGAAACTTATATTCTCAAACGATACTCCAAAAAAAGAAGATTACTCTAGTAAATCTCTTTCGTATCCTTTAGCGGCAGGGCCATATCCGGCATTCGATAAGATCATTTCAACTCTTTATGATCCAGGTGAAAGGTTAAAGATCGAATGGGCTATCGGATCGATTGTTACAGGCGATTCCACATGGATTCAGAAATTCTTGGTGTTCTTCGGAGAGGGTGGAACAGGTAAATCTACTATTCTGGATATTATCGCACAGTTGTTTGATGGATATTGGGCATCTTTCAGTTCTAAAGCATTGGCTAGTTCTCAGCAGGCTTTTGCTTTGGAAGCATTTAAGACAAATCCACTAGTTGCAATAGAGCATGAGGGTGACTTATCCAGAATTGAAGATAATACGAGATTAAACAGTCTTGTATCTCACGAACAGATGATGGTTAATGAGAAGTTTAAATCTACTTATCCGGCAAAATTTAAAGCTTTCGTTATCTTGGCAAGTAACAAGCCTGTTATGATTACGGATTCTAAGTCAGGTATCATTCGAAGATTGATTGATGTACGTCCATCAATGAGAAAATTACCATTTGATGAATATTTGAAACTAACTTCTCAGATCAAATTTGAATTAGGGGCCATCGCATACCATTGTAAAGAGGTATACTTGGCGAACAAGACGATATTTAATAACTACATCCCGATAAAAATGATCGGTGCAACCAATGATTTTTACAATTTTATGGTTGAATCTTATGTCGTATTCAAAAGAGAAGATCCAATGAGTCTTGGTGTCGCTTGGTGTATGTATAAGGAATACTGCGATAATGCAAATGTTCCTCATCCTAAATCCAAACGAGCATTCAAGGAAGAATTTGCCGATTACTACAAACGATACGAAGAAAACGTCAGTGATGGGAAACGTATTGATACAATGTTCTATGGATTCAGAACAGAAAAATTCTGGACTTCTGATAATAATATCAAGAAAAAAGAAGAAAGTGCAGAAGAAAAACCTGTATCAAAAGATTCCTTTCTTGATTTTAAGGAACAGCCATCCGTACTAGACGAAGTTGGTAAAGATTGGCTGGCTCAGTACGCAACACCTGACGATAAACCTATTCAAAAATGGGCTAATGTAAAAACTATGTTGCAAGCGTTGGATACTTCTCGAGTGCATTATCTTAAAGTACCAATGAATCTAATCGTAATTGATTTTGATATTCCAGGTGATGACGGCGAAAAATCTCTTGAACGAAATCTGGAAGCAGCTTCGACATGGCCAGCAACATATGCTGAGTTAAGTAAGAGTGGCTGTGGCATTCACCTCCATTATTATTGGGAGGGAGATCCAACAACTCTAAGCAGAGTTTATGCAGACCATGTAGAGATTAAGGTATATTCTGGATTAAGTTCTTTGAGACGAAAACTTACTAAATGTAATGCTCTTCCTATCGCGGTATTATCATCTGGTTTGCCACTTCAAAAACTGAAAGGAAAGAGTATGTTAGATGAAAAAGTCTTAACAAATGAGAAAGGAATCCGAACATTAATTAAACGTAACCTGGCGAAAGAGTACCACGGGCATACAAAACCAAATATTGAGTTCATCTACAAAATTCTTACGGATGCATATGAAGCAGGCACTCAGTATGATGTACGAGATATGGAGAACCTCGTGGCTCAGTTTGCAGCGCAGAGTAGTCACAATCCAGAATACTGTCTGAAACTCGTAAGTAAGATGCCTTTCAAATCAAAAGATCCAGAACCTGAAGAACGAGCACCTGAGCCGAGCTCTTACAACAAAAGACCTTTGGTATTCGTTGATGTCGAAGTATTTCCAAACTTATTTTTGATTAACTGGAAATATGAAGGCGAAGGAAATACAGTAACACGTATGATTAACCCTACTCCAGAGCAGGTTAAATCTCTCACAAATTTCCGGCTTGTGGGATTCAATAACCGTAGATACGATAACCATATGCTCTATGCAAGAATCCTTGGAAAAACAAATGAAGAATTATTTGACCTCTCGCAGAAGATTATTAACGGAGGAAAAACTGGAGGATATTTCTACAGAGAGGCATATAATATTAGTTATACTGATATTTATGATTTCTCTTCAAAGAAACAGAGTTTAAAGAAATGGGAAATCGAACTTGGTATCCATCATCAGGAGTTAGGTCTTCCATGGGATAAGCCAGTACCAGAGGAACGTTGGGAAGAAGTAGCCGAATATTGCGATAATGATGTACTTGCAACAGAAGCGGTATGGAATTGCAAGAAAGTTAAATCTGATTGGATTGCGCGTCAGATTCTGTCTCAGTTGAGTGGTCTTACTGTTAATGATACAACAAACATGCACACTCAGCATATCATTTTCGGAAACGTTAAAGATCCATGGAAAAATGACACATTTAACTATCGCAATCTTGCAGATCCTGTACCATATACTAAATATGAATATTATAAAGAACGTTTTGGAGAAGATTATGATTTCCGGGTATTCAATGACAAGGGTGAACCAGAATACAGAAGTTATATTCCAGGCGAAGTTCTTCCTGATGGATGGTCAATCCTGCCATTCTTTCCTGGATATTCTTATGATGGTACACGACCAAAAGGCGAGAAATCAACGTACAAAGGCACATTTATTAGCGAGGGCGGTTTTGTATATGCAGAACCAGGAATGTATATCGATGTCGGCCTAGATGATATAGGCTCGATGCATCCCCATAGTGCAACAGCAGAAAAGATATTTGGAAAATATACTAAGAATTACGAGGATCTTATGGAAGCCAGAATGGCTATCAAGCATAAAGATCGAGAACGACTTAAGACTCTTCTGGGCGGAAAACTTCTCAAATTTTATGACACAGCACTTCTTCCAAATGCGGCATTCACCCTTGACGATCTTGCATATTCTCTGAAGATTGCAATCAACTCTGTGTACGGATTAACTTCAGCGAAATTTACCAATGCCTTCCGTGATCCTAGAAACAACGATAACATTGTAGCCAAACGAGGAGCATTGTTCATGCTAAATCTGAAGTGTGAGGTACAGAAGAGAGGATATACGGTTGCACACATCAAGACCGATAGTATCAAGATCCCAGATGTAACTCCTGAAATCCTCGAGTTTGTGGATAAGTATGGCAAAGAATTTGGTTATACTTTCGAACATGAGGCGACTTATGAAAGAATGTGTTTGGTGAACGACGCAGTTTATATTGCCCGATATGATGATCAGGGCGACCGTACTAAAGGCGGAAAACATGCGAATGAATGGACCGCAACTGGTACACAGTTCCAGGTTCCGTATGTATTCAAAACATTATTCAGCAAGGAAGATATTACATTTGAAGATATTTGTGAGACAAAGTCTGTGAAAACTGCCATTTATCTTGATATGAACGAAGGAATGGAAGATGTAACTCCTTGGGAAACTTTAAGAGAAATCCGCAAAAAAGAACCGGATAAGAGAACTAAAAAAGAAGAGTCTATGGTTCTTCTTAACGAACATTTAAATGATGAACAATTGAATGAGCTTATTGCTAAAGGTCACAATTATAAGTTCATCGGAAAAGTCGGTCAGTTCTGCCCAATTAAAGAGGGAGCCGGCGGAGGACTTCTGGTACGAGATCAGGAAGGACAGATGTATTCGGTAACTGGTAGCAAGGGTTACCGTTGGATTGAATCTGAAAGAGTTAAAGTTCTGAATAAAGAGAAAGATATTGATTTACGGTATTACGATGAACTGGTAAATGAAGCTGTTGCAGAGATCGGTAAGTATGGCGATGTAGAATGGTTCTGTTCAGAATCTGCTACCGATAAAATCAACATGCCAGCATTTATGAATATTCCAGAATGCGAAGAAGAAGAACTTCCTTTCGAAGACGCTGATGAATTCTGTTCGCAAAATTTACAAGTGGTATAATGAGGAAAATAGACCTATATTTATCAAAAGGAGGATTTGATTATGAACAAACTTGCTAAAATTGGTACTATCGGATTCGGAGTATTGGCATTCTCGGAATTGTGCGGAATTACCGGAGAAGCTCAGGCTTTTGCAGGCATGATTGCCTACGGGGAGCTTGAGGCGGAAGAAGTATACGCACTACTCGATGAACTTATCGATGCGGCTGAAGGATATACCAAATTTAAGATCAAGATGGTAAAAGTATTCACGTCAAACTTGGTGAAATGTCTTGGTTAATGGTACTCATGAGGAGACTCGGTTGAGAAATCAATCGGGTCTCTTTTGTTTTTCTGTAAATTTTTTATTAAGAAAAGGAGATCAATATTATGGCAAGAATTAACAACCTCGTAGTAGAAAACGCTACCCTTATTTTCAGAAATTTCAGTGGAAAAGGTGATGATATGAACAGAGAAGGAGATCGCCATTTTACACTTGTAATCGATGATCCAGAACAGGCAGAAGCTCTTCTCACAGATGGATGGAATCTGAAAGAGAAAGACTCCACCAGAGAACCTGGAACCGTATACTGGACTCTGAAAGTTGCAGTTCGGTTTGACAATGTTCCTCCTACTGTTCAGTTATTCAGCGGAAAGAGTCGCGTGAAACTCGATGAAGGATCTATCGGAATCCTGGATCAGATTGAGTTTGAAACGGTGGATGTTATCATTACTCCATATCACTGGGTAATGGGCAACAAAGACGGCATCAAAGCCTATTTGAAATCCATGTATGTCAAACAGAAACTGGATCCAATCGAGGAAAAATGGAACAATCGTTACGCTGAAGAAGAGGAGAACATGTAATCGCGGGATATTTGTTATAGAAAAATCAAACAATCGTTACGCTGACAAATAGGAGGTATGTAATTATGAGATATTTGTTATATTTTGTTGCAGTATGGATTTCCTGTGGTTTATGTGGGGTATGCTTGTACAATATGCTCCGAATTTCTTACAATGATCTTGAGAGACTTCTGTTTCCAAGAACTGCAACTGGCGCATTCTTACCGGTTCTTGATCTTGCAGCCGCATTAACTATTATTTGCTTAGGCCCGATCGACACTTTCCAGTTTATCCGGCCGTTCATTCAGACGAATTTTATTATGAGGCACTGCAAAAAACATCCAGAATATATCGATGCTTTAACTGAACGATATGTAGCAACACTGGAACGAAATATCGATAGTGGCCTGTATGATGTTCCGAAAGATACTATCGATATGGTGGAGGATTATAGAAATGGCTCTACAACTGGCAGAACACCAAAAGATCGCTCTTGAAAAAATGCATAACGGCTGTATCCTAAACGGAGGGGTTGGTTCTGGTAAATCCAGGACCGCCCTTGCCTATTACTTTATTGAGAACGAGGGATCATTTGATAATGACGGAGGGTATGTTCCAATGGGAGACCCTCCAGATGATCTCTATATTATAACAACAGCCGCCAAACGAGACAAGCTTGAGTGGGAGCAGGAGATGGTCCCTTTTCAGATGTCAAAAGATCCAGATGTCAGCCGATATTCTAACAAAATCGTAATTGATAGCTGGAATAACATACAGAAATATGTGAATATATCGGGAGCATTCTTTATATTCGATGAAGACAGAGTTACTGGGAGTGGAGTATGGGTAAAAACATTTCTTAAGATATCAAAACGAAACAAATGGATTATTCTTTCTGCCACTCCTGGGGATACCTGGATGGATTACGCTCCGGTATTCATCGCGAATGGGTTCTATCGAACATTTCAAGAGTTTAAAGACAACCATGTAATTTATGCAAGATTCGTAAAATATCCTAAAATTGATGGATATTACAACGTCGGACGACTAATGAGACTTCGAGAAAGTGTATTAGTTCCTATGGAATTTGACAGACCTACTCGACCTCATCATGAAGATGTTTTTGTAATGTATAACAAGGAAGATTATAGAGTTCTTATGAAAGAGCGTTGGGATCCATCCAAAGACGCTCCCATTGAAACCGCTTCAGAATTATGCTACGCTCTTCGAAAGTGTGTAAACAGTGATATTTCAAGAGGGCTGGCAGTTCTGGATATTTATCAGAAACATCCTAAGTGTATTATATTTTACAACTTCGATTATGAACTTGATATTCTTCAGTCCTTACCCTATGGAGAAGATGTAGAGATAGCCGAATGGAATGGGCATAAACATCAAGAGATTCCGGAAGGGAACAAATGGGTATATTTGGTTCAGTACACTGCAGGAGCGGAAGGATGGAATTCAATACAAACGAATTGTATTATATTTTACAGTCAAAACTATAGTTACAAGATAATGGCCCAATCGAGTGGTAGAATCGATCGAATGAATACTAAATTTGTTGATCTCTATTACTACCATTTGAAAAGTTATGCACCAATCGATCTTGCAATTTCCAGAGCCATAAAACAAAAGAAAAAATTTAATGAAACCAGATGGGTATCATCTAAGTAATTCGCGAAATTTACAAGTGGTATAATGAAAAGAATGATATTCACGGGAGGGGAATAAGCTTATAAACGCGAAAGATTTATAAGTGAGGTCTTACCAAATTATAAGGTAAGATGACATTGGTGAAATTCCAGTGGAGGACGGTTAAGTGGGTCCCCTTCGGAAGAAACCCTGATAAATTCAGACTTCGTTTATCGTTCTTTTCCGTTTGCAATTTATTTATATTTTTAAGGAGGTTCTAGTATGAGGAAGAAGATTATCGTCAAAGGTAAACCGGAGTTAAGAAAACGCATTTGTCAGTGTCCTAATTGCGACTGCCAGTTCTATTATACAGACGGTGAAATACACAAAGTCGAGGGATTTTATGGATTCGTTATATGCCCTTGGTGCCTCGAGGAAATTAAAACCACTGTCTTTGCCGATGGCATTGATAATTATACTCCTCCAATGGAGAAGATCAATTGACGTTATGAGCTCGAAGATGCCACGACAGACTCGTTGGACTAAACAATACAAACGTAATTATGAGGACAAATAAAACTTCGCTGTTAATCTGAATATTAAAAGGAGGATTTGATTATGACATTAAGAGTTTGGTTTAAGAAAGTTCCGCAGTTAGGTGATATGGTGCAGGTGTCTGATTCAATCTCTAAGAAAATCAACGTTATTTGTTTTGATGGTAATATTCGGATGCTGGCATCAACATTCCAGCCAAACGAAAACTGGGCAATGAACCGAACAGTAAAGAAATTTGCACTCAACAACTCGACTGGAATATGGGAGGTAAACATTTGATTAAAGTCATTAAGCATGTCTGAGAGGAGGTATATGGGAATGATACAAATAATTCAACCGGTAAAAGGTAGCCACATATGCCGTTGCTGTGAATGTCTCACGACTTATGTATGTGATGATGAGGACATTCAAGGAGTCACATTTAAAGACGGGCATTCATTCAGATTTATCGAATGTCCTGTTTGCGGAGCTGAAATCTTTGTTTTTGACGAAGTGTCAGAATAATATTTAGGAGGTATAACAGCATGTCTGATATGAATTGTGTTGAGTGCAGTATGCCAATTTATTATGAGGGTGATCCGAAACGATTCGGCGAAGAATACGTGATCATTAACGGATGCCCTATTCATGTAGATTGTATCTGGAGATGGATGGTCAAGAATTACCGGACCACAAGAAGTCAGGCCGGAATGATGATTTGTCCAGTATGTGGGAAGCCTATCGACAGGCCTGGTGATTTTGATAAGGATTACTTTGAAGTAAATGGCGAATACATTCATGACAACGGATCTTGTTTCTTCGACTGGTTAAACGAGCACAAAAAAGAACGTCACTGTTCGACCGAATATTAAAAGGAGGTTCTATTATGATGAGAAAAATTCATAATGTAGAAAAATCATGGGCTGCTATACGGGCAATTTCTCCATCGGACTACCATCTTTATTTCTTTATCAAACTGGATACAAAAAGCGAATATTTTTCACCAAATTCAACAAAATCACACCGGCTGGATGATCTTTCGTTGAAGGAGATAGATCATTTGATTTTTGAAAAAAATGTTATGCTTATTTATGTAGAAGGAGATGATGAAGAATGATCGTATTCAAAGCTGGTTTGGTGTTACTTCTCATTGGAATTCTGTTATTTTTAATTGCTCTTGTTATCGGATGAATACGAATTATGGGCGGTGATGATATGGATTTAACAACAGGCATTGTATTTGGTGAGGATTATTACGGCGATGAAGTAAATGAACTTGCAGTTGCTTCATTTAACTATGTGAAACAGGACATAGCGGATGTCAAAAAACGATACATGAGTTTAGGGTTCCATCTTCATGAGATGGAGATGCGCAGATACCATGAAGAGTTAGGATATGACAATTTCTATGAGTGTATCGAAAAGAACTTCCATATGGATAAATCCGCAGTATCGCGTGTGATTGCGGTATGGAAGGAATTTTGCTCAAAAGACAACTCAAATTCCGGGAAGATGTGGATCGATGACAGATATGAGAAATATTCCTATTCCCAGTTGGTGGAAATGCTGCCATTAAAGGAAAAGGAACGTTTCAAAGTCGATGCAGATATGACAGTATCGCAGATCAGGAGCTATAAGAGATCATTAAAAGAAAAAGCGAAAGAACAGAAAAGTTCGACGGATACTTTAAATACCTCGGATACTTTGGTGCAGACATCGAAAAAGAAAAAGTCTGTTGCGACGTCGCAATCAGTTTCGGAGAAAAAGGTACTGCCGTATGAAAGAGGCTGCATTACAGGCAAGAATCCAAACGGCACATGTGTATGCTGCGGCTGTAACGAAACAGTAGAATGTTGCGTTGACTGCAAGGAAGACTGTAATGGAAAATGTGGATGGATAGAGGGTAAAGAAGCTGTTATAACACAGCCGGAACTTCCAGTCATGAAGAACATGACGCAGAGAGAAGATTTTATAAACAGTTATAAGTCCTGGAACATTTGGTGTAAGAATGAGTACACAGAAGAAACATTTTATCGTTATGATCTTCCGGATGGCTGTGCGATCGTGGTAAAGAATTATCCGTACTATATAGAGTGGGATAAGAAAGAATGTGAAACAGAAGAATATTATCTTCTTGCTCCGGGATATCATCACTTTGCAGAGTGTGGGACAAACATGACGCAGTTAAAAGAGCATTTGAAGAACATGAACAAGAAATAACAACCTGTCTGCACGGCAGCTCTATGACCGTAGCATCAAAGCAATGCAGACGATCGGTTCCTGGAAACGGGAATCAGAAAAAAAGAAGCCCTGTGACGGCAATCACAAGGCTTCCGGGAAACATTTCTTAGAAATGCCACCAAAACAACAAGTTTATTCT